AATGTGTAGTGATTGTTCAACTTCAACTTCATCTGATGTTGCGTCAAATAAATTTAAATAATATTTTGCCGTAGAAGGTATTTTTCCGTCTTGAACTGATTTAGAAATAAAACTTAAATCAAAATCAATCAATACTCTTGATACATTTCCTACCGTACCATTATTGTTTACAACTTTATTTATTTCTAATATTTCATCAATACCCGTATTTCTGGAAGCTGTTGTTCCGCCAGAATAAAGTGTTGTATCTCTTTTTCCAAATTCAAAATAATGCATTATCTATCTCCCACTACTCTACCCTCAATATCTGTATTAGGGAATTTAAGTTCAAATATACTTGGGTCTAATGAAGGATAAACGATTCCGTCTTTTGTAGCAGAAATCATATCATAAATGTTACCACTATATCCAAGACCAGTTTCAAATTTATTCTCAATAAGTATAAGTTCGTTGTTTGGATTATTTTCTGCTGGTGGAACTAATGATACCACACCCTCACAAGTGGAAATCTGATATGCTAAATCACTTAATATAATTGGTTGATTGATTTGCCATTTTTCTACTTGAAAGAATTCTTTTACTTTTTGTATTGTTCTAAACAATACATCATTTTTATTATACCCTCTTTTTGTAACGATATTATATTTTACACCAAAGTTAATTATGTATCCGTCTTTAATGTTGATAGCGTCTGTTAATAATCTATATTGAGATAAATATGTTTTAACATTATTCTTTACCGCCCTGTTTAATCTAACTAAACTTTTACTTGAATCGTATCCCAATAAATACATATTTAGTGCTAATGGATTTTTGACTGCAGTTCCTTTACTTCTCGTATCAACTGTTATACCATCATTAATAACTAATTGTCCATTCTGTTCTAATTGTTCGTCTTGAACAATAAATGCTTTTGCTACATTACCATACTTTTGTGGTAAAGAGTAAACTCTTGTTATGTAATCAGCTTTTGTTACTGCTCTATTTTGTGCATTGAAATAAGCAGATGCATTTTGCTTTATTTCTGTAATGGTTTCTGTTGAAGCACCACCCGAAGCTGGTTCTTCATTTATAGCTGTAATACTTGCTTTTACCTCAGCTAATGTGGTTACACTTAAACCTTGTGTACTATTAGTATAAGATAGTCTATTAAATGATGTTATACTATTTGTTGGTACATTGTGTTCTACTGCTCCACCATAATTATAAGTTACGGTAAGTGTTGTGTTACTTGGTGCTAATCCGAATGTTCTTGTTTTTAAGAAATTACTTGGGTCAAATGCTTCATCTAATCTTGAAACACCTAATCCTAATCTTGAACCGACATTATCAGGATTTGGAATGATTTCTTCATCTGCATTATCACTAACTCCGGAACCAAATAGTAATTCCATTTTATTATCATCACGAACTCTTGTTGTGAATCGTCTTGCAGTTTTAATTAACTTTAATAAGTATGGTGTATCGGTTTTGAACTCAGCTAACGCTGGGTCATTGAGTGTTGAATTTTCTTCATCTTCAAACACCGTATCTTGTGCTAAGAAAGGAACTTCATAGTATTTATTATTTTCACTATCTGTAACTTCAACTATACTTGTAACTTTATCATTTGATAAAACTATTTTATCAAACTCTTTTGCATTTGTAAATGAAAAGGTTTCCTCTTCCCTAATACCAGATTGCACCATTCCTCTTTTAGTTAGTCTAAAGTTTGTAGGAATATTACCTGATGAAGGTTGTAATGCTTTTACTTCCATTGTATCTAATGAACTTGATACTTTAAAATCAATATCATCTAATAATGTAAACTCTGTTCCATTGTTTGCTACCAGAGTTGAGTTAGATTCTATCTTTCCTGCAAAATCTAAATCTGGTTTATAATTATCAGAGTCAATAGCTACTGCTGGAACATCTATACTAAATGTCATCTCAACCATAGCAGGTGATGCTAATCTTGGTTTATATCCATATGATTGTGCAATCGCTAAAACATTTTTTCTTTCTTCTGCGAACTGAATTAAAGTTTCTCTAAATTGATTATCAACATAGTAGTTCAATACATCTCCGACATACGCTGCCATTTCAACAAACATCATACCTGGTGATGCTTCATTAAAGTCATTGTATTGATTTGGGAAATAGGATTTCGCAAACTCTATTAAGTTTTCTCTAATATCTGTAAAGTCTCTACCGAGATAACTTACTTCTTTTGATAATATTTTTTTATTTGTTCCGTAGTCGGACATTTCTATTCTCCAATTCTAAAGTCAAAGTTTAATAATTCAATCACATCTGGATTAAGCGTAACTGAAAACTCAACCTGAATATTGACTTGATTTCGTTCTTGTGTAGTGAACACGTTTATAATGTTAATATAAGGTAAGAAATTGTCAGTAGCGGTTCTAATAGTTTCTTCAACTCTATTGGGAATATCTTGTCCTTGTTCAAAGACAATGTTTTTTAAACGACTCCCAAAGCTTGGTTGAAAGATTCTTTCACCTGGCGTAGTAAGTAATAAGTTTCTAAGATTTGCCTTTGATTGTTCTAATACGGTTTTCGTTTTATAGAAAAATCCCTCTGGACTATGGTCCAACGGAAATCTTATTCCGACATACTTGTCTTCATTTCTATCTATTTCTCTTACGCTTCTTGCCATTTTTTATTAAGGTCTAAAATTACCTTCACCACTTTTCTTTTTATTAATTGCTTTCATCAATCCAGAATAATCACGAGTCAATGCATTTTGTACATCTTCAGGAACTGCGTCTACCGAAACACCTGCTTTTTTGATTGAGTCAACTGCTGCCATTTCTCTTGCTTTTTCTTTATTCTGTCCTCTGCCTAAATCACCATAACCTAAGACTTCTGCCATATTATCACTACCTAATATTCCACCACCTAATGAAGGGTATTCGTCAGTCTGACTTGAACCTAATGGATTTGTCTTGTTCAATACTTCATTTAACGTTGAGTTTTTTGAGTATTGTTTTTTAGGTCTTTGTTTTTTTACTACTTTTGGGTTTGGTTTAGAAATCACTTCTGATAATTTGATTTCTTCTTTTTCATTAATAAATATCTCGGTCATCTGTTTTTTAACTTCTTTACGGACAACTAATTCGATTATTTTTATTAAGTCATTTTTCTTCATTACTACTCCTATTGTACATTTATTTTTTTACTTAAGTAAAGTTTTTTATCTCTAACTTTTGTTAATCTTTCTATTTCAGCTTCCAGCTCTAATGTTCGTGGTGTATCTACTTGATTATTTGCTGCCAACAATGTTTCTCTTTCTGTTTTCATACCTGCTATCATTTCATTAGCAATTATAGTGATAAATCCTACAAAGTCCTCATTACCCAATACCGCTGGTGAAAGATTGTTAGAACCGATATCTATTGTTGGTGAATCTATTTCAACTTTATCTGCTGATTTAATCTCAACATTATCTCTTGAGTAAATACCTATTCCACCTTCCTCACCCTTAGAATTAAATACAATTCTATCTGATTGTATAATTACCTGTGGTTTAGAGTATGTTGTATTGTCAAATGTTGATGTTACTCCTACATCTTCATACGGAACATATTCGTCTGTTGTTAAATAAATTGAACTTTTTTCTTCTTGTATAATTTCAGAAGATATGTCAGAAACTAAAGATTCATTATAAATTGGACCATTAGTAAACCCACCCGCTATAATTTTTACATTTGGTGATTCCGTTAAATTTCTTTTATCAAAGCTACCTGATTGGTGTTGATTACTTCCTAAGCGAATTGAATTACCAAATCGTCCTTGTATAATTGTATCACCTTCTCTCATTAATAATTTCTTTACACGAGAAGGTGGATTAAAATATCTACCATAGTCAAATTCAAACTCTTCATATGGGTCACCAACATTTAACGCACTTACTCCGAAGTTAGAATCATTAGTTGCCGTATTAGATTTATTCAACTTTGACATATAATAATACTTCCCACCAAACTCACAACCAAGTATCTCTTCTCCTTGAACTGGAACTTGTAATATATTTGAATCTAATGGATAAAATATATTAGCATCGCTTAATGGTTGATTTTGTTGAGTTATATCAAACCTTGCTCTTACGGCACCAATTAAAGATTCGTCAAGAGTATCCGTGAATACTTCAAGAACCTCTGCTGGTTCAAACTTTAACATTAATTTTCCTTAGTGATTGAAGACTCTATTTCATCTTTCTTTATTTGTAACTCTTGAACATCTGATTCTATTGCGTTCATCAGTTGTTCTTTTTCTGCTTCTGATAAACCGAACTCATCTCCACTATCCGATATTCTTTTTTCTGCTGCT